ATTAAGAGGTACGATCACATCAAGTGCTCAACGTGAGAGTCCATCTCGTATTGGGTGGGGTGTTAGCTCACCGGGAAGACCTATTTTTGCCGGCGGATATAATGATACTTCTATTGCTACTGCCGCAACACAAGGTAAAGATGCAGCCGGAATGACAGTCATCTCACGTAGAGGTGGCCACTCTATTGTTTTAGACGATGGTGATTTGGTTGGTAGAGACCAATTAATTAGATTACGTTCAGCAGCCGGACATCAGATTTTAATGAGCGATGATGGACAAACCATCTTCATCATTCACAGTAACGGACAATCATGGGTTGAGATGGGCAAAGAAGGTACCATCGATATGTTCTGTACTAACAGCTTTAACGTAAGGACACAAGGTGATATCAATTTTCATGCTGATAATGATATAAACATTCACGCCAAGAAAAAATTGAATATCAAAGCAGAAGATATTTTCATACAGTCTGAAAAATCATCTAAACACCTAATTGGTAGTGATTATAATATTGAAACTACTGGAACTCACGGCCATAAAATAGGAGGATCATTTAGCTTAGAATCAGGTGGCGAAGGCAGTCTAGTATCTAGTGGTACATTTTACATTAACGGAAGCAAGGTTAATTTGAATACAGGTCAAGGTGCTTCCCCTGCATCGGTTGCACCATTGACAGATAAGGCACAAACGGATACAATGTTTGATTCTACAAAAGGATATATTGCCTCTCCTGGAACACTTAAGAGTATTACAACAAGAACTCCTGCACACGCCCCGTGGTCAAATGCTAATCAAGGTGTTAATGTTGAAACAAGTCCAAATGCAAGTGATAACTTGCCCGAAGCTCCAAGTGCAGAAGTTGAAAAAGCAAACCAATCCGCGGATGTATCACCTACAACAACACCAGTAGAACCAGCGGCATTGGCTAGTGTACCAAATGCACCACCAGTAAGTGAAGCTATAGATCCGCAAGCTACTGGATCTATGCTTGGTGCAGTTGCTACAAATGCGGCAACTGGCCCGGCAGCAGAAGCAGTCGCACAAGGTGCTGGTATCGTAGAAACAGCTACTGGTTCAGTAGCGGCAATTGGCTCATTTGCACAATCTCCTGCGCAACTTGAAGCAGCCGGAATATTGAAACCCGGCTCATCAAGCTTAGTAGATTCGTTAGTACAGGGTGGTTCATCGTTGTCACAGGCACTACCTACTAACTTGTTTACAGGCAAAGACGGTGTTACTAGCTTGACTTCATTAGTGAACAATCCATCTGCACAGATTAATGGAATGGTTTCTAACTTCCAGCAATCACAATCAGCATTGACAAGCGCAGGGTTGATGTCTGGTAAAGAATCATCAACCTCTATTGCAGGTCTAGTTATGGCCGGCGCAACTGCGGGACTTAGCAATACAATCAATGCAGTTAAGAACTTAGGTTCATTGGCTGGTAACATCTCATTACCGGGTGTTGGACTACCCGGAGTCACAAATCCAGTTACAAACGCTATTAGTTCAGGTAAATTTGCTGCCGGACTTGCAGAATCTAGTACAGGTGGTTTAGGATCTATATTGGGCGTGGCATTACCTGTAGCAGGATTAATTGCAGGGTCTAGGATGAGTAACAGAGGCGCCAGTGCAGCCGCATTTGGTTTGATTGCCGCATCTTTGACTGCATTACCACGTGGTCCTTCTAACTTAAGAGCAACATCATCTGCAACAATGGACTCTGCACTTTTAAGATCGAATTCATTGTTGACAACTGCACAAGTTCTACGTACAGCAGGACAAATTGTAGGCGGTAGATATACTAAAGTTACAAGTGCCGTTTCAGGTGGAATTACTGCTATCAATCGTCTAAATAGTGCTAGGAACTCATCACAGGGTCTAGCAGGATTGACAGGTGTTATTGGTAGTTTGGGAACATTAGGATCTGCATTAGGTAACAAGTCATTAGCCAAAGCCGCAAGAGATGTTAACTCTATCATCGGTGTATCCACACAGGTCAACCGTAGTCTAGGTGTTATTGCTAATGCTAAGAATGCATCGCAAGCACTCGGTGGATTGTTAGGTGTGTTTGGTGGTATTGGTAGAGGTGGCGCAGTATTTGGTAACAAGAGACTAGCAAGTACTACTAAGAAGATCAATAGTGTAATATCCAATACAGGACAAATCTTTAGAGCAGTAGACGCACTTGCTACAAGTAAAAACATCAACACAACATTAGGTGCTTACGGTTCAATTATCAATTCTGCTGGTAGAATTGCAGGTGTATTTGGTAAAAACAGTAGAAGCACAGGTCTGTTTGGTTTACCAGGTGGACAACTAAGCGTTGGCTCTATCGTTAACAAATCATTGGGTTCGTTAGGTATACCCAAGAATCCTGCATTGAATGCGATTATTACTAACGCAGTGACAGCATCCATTAACAAGATAGCATTCCCACAGAGCATTAAAGGTAAGGCAGGTTTAGGAATAGCATCAGGATTAAGTCTACCTAGCTTACCTTCAGGTCTTCCCGGTTTACCAAGTTTAGGTGATGTGTCTAATAAGATAACACAATCATTGACTGATTTACAAACTCAAGGACAAAACTTGACTACATTGGCTATGGGTGATTTGACAGCAGGAGAAGCGGGTCCATTGAATGCCGCTATGGCAGCAATTGGATTTGGTGGCGCCGGCGCATTACAGATGCCTACTATCGGGTTGAACACTAACGACTTATCTCAAGTTGAGGCTCAAATTACATCATTATTAGGTGATCCTAGAATACCGGCACCAACGTTTGGTGAAGATAATGAATCAGCAGTTGCAGTATTGGAAGCTTTCTTGAAACAGAACGATCAAGTTGATGCTATTTTTGATGAAATAGATGACCTAGCTACACAAGTAATTTCTGCAAGGGAAGAATACTATTCATTAGAATTATCATTACCAGCAGGAGATCCTGAAGTCGATGCCGCAAGGGAAGAGTATATTGCAATGAGTCAAGAATTGCAATCTAAATTGAATCAGGTTGATACTCTCATCAACGATGCTCCTGCTCCAAAAGAAGCAGTATTTCCAGGATATAGCGGACCCTCAGTAGTATATGCATCTGATGGTAGTAGCTCACCTGTAGATAGTTTGGGTAATGTATTATATCCGTTGATTAACGGCAGCTATAGACAAGGATAAAGGTGCATAAATAATATCATGTCTCAATACATTGGATTCAGTACTATAAATGCAAACGCCCCAAAGTCAACAAATGTTGCTACGGGCAATGACGGTGGGGTTGGTGGAATAACTCAACCCATTACCACTGGTAAAAAGTTTCGTTTAGTGGATAGTCCACTAGTAGTACGAGACTTTCTAAACGCATTAAATATTCCTCAAGGTCAGAAAGTTGGTCAACCCAGTTATGGCACTACCATATGGTCTTTTGTGTTTGAGCCAAACACACCCGATACACAATATAAACTAGAGAACGAAATTAAACGTGTGGCTAGTCTCGATCCTAGATTATTGCTTAATTCAGTCAAAGCTTTTCCAAAAGAAAATGGAATTTTACTAGAATTAGAAGTTGCAGTTGCTCCCTTCAATCAAGCTCGATTGCTTAGTGTATTCTTCAGCCAAGCCACAAATAGAGCGGCAGTTCAGTACTAACCGAAAAAAACACGGTTTTTAGGTATGATAAATACTTAAAAGAGAATAACTATGGCTACAAGTTCAAGACAATCAGCATTATTTGGCGTCAACGATTGGCAAGCAATCTACCAAACCTTCCGCGAAGCCGATTTTAAAAGTTATGATTATGAAACTTTACGTAAAAGTTTCATTGATTACTTACGTGTGTACTACCCGGAAACGTTTAACGATTTCACAGAATCGTCAGAATTTATCGCCCTGCTAGATATTATTGCTTTCATGGGTCAAGGTCTTGCTTTCCGTAATGACGTAAATACACGTGAAAACTTTATTGATACTGCTGAACGCCGTGACTCAGTTATTAAACTTGCTAACTTAGTTTCCTATACACCTAAGCGTAACTTAGCCGCTCAAGGTTATCTAAAAGTTGTAAACATCCAGACTACACAGAACATCACTGACTTGAACGGTGTAAATTTAGGCAATCTTCCTATTCTTTGGAATGATCCTGCAAACCCATCTTGGTTAGAGCAATTCAATACAATTATCAATGCGGCATTGGTTGATACTCAGCGTGTAGGACGTCCTGCAAACGTTGCTGATTTGCTAGGCGTAACAACTAGCGAGTACACATTACAAATACCAACCTCAGCATTGCCGATCGTTCCATTCAACTCAACCGTTGACGGTATCACAATGAACTTTGAATTATGCAGTGTAACTAGTGTTGACGCTGATTATATGTACGAAATTCCTCCTGCACCTAGCGGTCGTTTCAACATGCTGTATCGTAATGACAAATTAGGTTATGGTAGTCCAAATACTGGGTTCTTCTTCTATTTCAAGCAGGGATCACTACAGAATTATGATTTCAATTTGCAACAACAAATCAGTAATCAAGTTATTAACATCGACATTCAAGGCATCAATAATGAAGATACATGGTTGTATCAATTGAACGCCAACAATGGTACTAGAGCACTTTGGACAAAAGTAGACAACATTTATGCTGATGCATACTTGCAAAACGAAACTAGCAACCGTACGATTTTCTCAGTAAACTCACGATTCAATGACCAAGTTAGCTATGTTTTTGGTGATGGTGTGTTTAGTCAGATTCCAGTTGGTTCTTATAGAGCATATGTACGTGCAGGCAATGCATTGACATACACGATTGATCCAACTGAAATGCAAGGTATTACGGTATCATTCAGCTATATAAATCGTGTAGGTAAAACTGAAATTTTGACATTGGGATTAGAACTACAACTTCCAGTCTCAAATGCACAAGCACGTGAGCCATTAGCACAAATTAAACAACGTGCTCCTACAAGATACTACACTCAAAACCGTATGGTTAATGGTGAAGATTATAACAACTTCCCATATACATTATACAGTTCTATCATCAAGTCAAAAGCGATTAATCGCTCAAGTATAGGTGTGTCTAAGAACTTAGACATTTTAGATCCTACTGGTAAGTATTCAAGCCTAAATAGTTTTGCTACCGACGGTGCATTGTGGCAAGATGACACAACTGGTTATCTATCATTGACTATCAATACTGTTGGTAACATCATCACGTTCCTAACAGATACATTAGGTAGTGTATTATCTAGCAATCGTGTAGTTCAATACTATACACAAAATTTCCCCCAGTATTCTATCAACGCGGCATCAGGTGATGGCACTGTATATTGGAATGCAAGTACTGTTGATGCAAACTCATTGACAGGATATTTCTTTAACATTGTAGATGGTACTGATACTTCTATTCCAATTGGTACATACTCTACAAACAATGTTAAGTATATAACAGCTGGTGCATTGATTAAATTTATAGCACCAAGTGGTTTCTATTTTGATTCAAACAATCGTTTAGTTGCAGGCATTGCAAGTCCAAGTGACCAAACAACTATTTGGACAACAGTTCTTTCAGTAACCGGTGACGGCTACAACAACGGTCAAGGTAACTTTGCTAATGGTACAGGACCAGTAACATTAAATGGTTACGTACCTGAAGGTGCCATTCTAACTACTGTGTTACCATCGTTTGATAATTCATTATCAAACGAAATTGTACAAGAGTGTATTATTCGTATGGAGTTACAACAAAACTTCAGTTTGGTATTTAACAACTCTTTGACAATTGCACAGGATCGTTGGTCTATTGAACAATACGATAATGCAAATTGGTTCGTTCGTTTTCAAGCTGACATTAGCGGAAACGGTCGTTATACAGTAACATATCGTTCGTTGAGATATTACTTTGGTAGTGTTGAGGATACTCGTTTCAGTTTTGAACGTGATAAACTAGTTTATGATCCTTTTAGTGGCAAAATTCTACAAGACTTTGTTAATGTCCTGGCCACAAACACACAACCAAACAGTAACTACCCATTATCTAAAAATGTTTCAGTAAACATCGTTGGTCAACCAGTAGCGAGCGATGGCTACATCAATGACTTTGAAGTTGAAGTTGCAAGTAATGATATTAACAATAGAGGATTGATTGTCAATCCAGATTTCTTTCAAACAGTTACAGGGTATGTGACTGGTGGCGCAAACACAGGCATCTATGTATTCTTTGAGTTATTACAAGATGCTATTAACTTAACAAGATATCAAATTGTTCCTACTACTGATGTTGTTCAGTATCAAACAAAGACACAAATTGAAGTTGCAAAATACGATTACCCGCAAGGACAATTATTTTATGCATACGGTGAAAACATATTCTGGACTACTGTACAAGATAATACTGTACAAACTCCATTCTATGTTTTAATAGCGCAACCTCAATATTCTATGAAACCGGGTCGTCAAGGATTGCAATTCCAGTATCGTCACAATAGTAACAATACGACACGTATTGACCCGGCTACAACTAACATTATTGACTTGTATGTAGTTACACAAAGTTACTATACACAATATCAGAACTATATTAAAGATTCTACTAACACAGTACCTATGCCACCTAAACCAACAATCAACGAATTGTCAGAGGCATATGGCCAACTCAATAATTACAAAATGTTGACTGATAGTGTGGTGTTAAATAGTGTAGTGTTTAAGCCTTTGTTTGGTCCTAAAGCAACCGCCGCACTAAGAGCAACTATTAAAGTTATAAAGGCCTCCAACACTAATGCAAGTGATAGTGAAATTAGAAGCGCAGTACTAACAGCAATGAATGCATATTTTGATATTAACAATTGGAACTTTGGAGATACATTTTATTTCTCTGAATTGAGCGCATACTTGCACGATCAAGTAGGTGAACTAATTAGTTCAGCCGTTCTTGTTCCAAATGATCCTACAATGAAGTTTGGAGATCTTTATGAAATAAAAAGTGCACCATACGAAATTTTCGTTAATGCGGCAACTGCAAATGACGTATTAGTTATCGCATCGCTTACACCAGCAGAACTACAAATAGCATAAGTATTATATTATGGCATCTAGAATTAGAACATTAAACTTCTTACCAGAAGTATTTCAAACCACAACTAACAGCCAATTTTTGGGTGCGACATTAGATCAACTTGTCCAGCAACCAGAAATTAAACGAATTGAAGGCTATGTTGGTAGTAAATTTGGTTACGGTGTAAACGCTAAAAATTACTACGTTACTGAACCTACGAAAACAAGAACAGATTATCAATTAGATCCAGGTGTTGTCTTTACTAAGACAAATGAATCAGTAGCAAAAGATTTTATCAGCTATCCTGGCATGTTGGATGCATTGAATCTAGAAGGTGGATTGACACAAGATAACAATCGTTTATTCACAAGCCAATTATATTCTTGGGATAGCTTCACTAACCTAGACAAAATTATTAACTTCAATCAGTATTACTGGATTCCTCAAGGTCCTGCTAGCGTTGTTGTTTCTAGTGAAACTGTTTTCTCCTCTAACGATTATAACGTATTCGATCTTCCAAATGGTTATAACATTGTTCCGGTAACTGCATCTACTAGCTCCGGAACTACTAACCCAACGCTAACATTGTTACGTGGCGGCACATACACATTTGCAGTTAACCAAGACACACAATTTTGGATTCAAGGCAAACCGGGTATTACTGGTTACGACCCAGCACAACCAAACGTGCAAACACGTGACGTACTAGGTGTTGATAACAACGGCGCAAGTCAAGGCATTGTTACATTTACTGTGCCTCCTAAAGACGGACAAGACAATTACAACTTCCCAGGTAACAACCTAGTTGATGTCGTTAGTACTTTACCCTTTGCTAATATAAACGGGGCAAGACTTGCAGACATTGGTAGTATTGATGGTGTAACATCATTAGATGGATTAACTGTGATGTTCTACAATACAGGTATTCCAAACGAAGTTGGTTATGTTTCTAACTTCTTTGACTATACGCCATTCGATCAAAACGATAGTTTAACTGCACTAGAAACTATTACAGTTACAGCAACTACTGCGTCAACTGATGCAATCACCTGTAGTAGTACTGCAAACCTAGTTGTTGGTAACGCTATTATTTTCAATGGAAATCCTTTTGGTGGATTGGCAGCGTATTCAACAACATTGCCAAATACAATTTATTATGTAGAGTCTGTTATTAACTCTACTCAGTTTACTGTTTCTACTACACCAGATGGTTCTGTGTATCCATTGTCTGACGGCACCGGCACAATGACTGCGGTAGCTAATCAAGGTCTATATGAACAAGGTTACTATACTACAGTAAGTGAAAACTTCTATACTATTCAGTATTTAGGTGATCCTACAGATCCAGTGTTGCGTTTGAAACAAGCCAATGAAATCCCTACTAATCAAAAGATTACTGCTACATTTGGTACAGAATGGATAGCTAGAAGTTTTTACAAAAATCCATCAGGTATAGTATTACTAATACCATACCTAAGTGCTCAACTAGATACCTTATATTATCAAGATGGCACATCCGCTAATAAAGTTGGTGTAATAAGATTAATTGAAAGTAACGTCCTTAACACATTAGATGTTGAAAGAGATATTTTAGGTCAACAACAATATACTGCAACAAATGGTGTTGTGTTTACTAATGGTTTAAAAGTTACATTCCAAGGTGACGTACTCCCGTCAAGCTATTTGACAGGTGAATACTATGTAGAAGGTGTAGGCACTGCAATTGAATTACGTCCCGTAGAAGATTTTATTGCACCAGAGGCTTTTACTGCGAATACATATATTCCATGGGATACTGCTGGATGGGATTCTGCTAATTGGGAAGGTGATTCCTACATACCCGTAATACCGGACTACATCACTATTTCTAGAAATTCAATGGATCAGAATGCATGGTCACGTAGTAATCGTTGGTTCCATATTGATGTAATCAATGCTACTGCAACGTACAATAACAATCCGGATTTGATAACACTGTATGCTACTTCTGCATACAAAGCAAAACGTCCAATTATTGAATTCTATCCTAATATAAAGATGTTTAACTCTGGGTCTGAGGGCAAAGCACCGGTTGACTTCATTGATGTAAGAACAACTGATGCATTCACTTTAGTTGCTGGTCAAGAAAATTACTATCCGGATGTTGAAGTTTATACTGCATACACAGGTACAATCATTGACACTGTAACTCCAGTAAATACCGCAACGATTACAGTACCTGCTTCAGATGTAGTTGTAGTTGGAGTTGGTGCACTCACTGTAGGTCAATATATTACTGACTCTGCAAATCAATTACCTAGAAATACTCAAATTTCCTCAATTTCGGGAACTACTACTCTTACTATTGAAGTAAACTGGTTAGACGGCACAAGCAAATATTTACCAACAACAACCAATGTATCCTTTATTGCGACTGACACTACAAGTGATAACTATGCACTATTTGATGGTGCAAAAGTAATTTTTACGGCTGATACAAATGTTAACGTAAGAAACAAAGTTTATGTTTCACGTTTCTCTACGATCACCGGATCATCTACTCCTGTTATAACTTTAACAGAAGCCAAAGACGGTGATGTTTTTGCTGACCAACAAACAGTTGCCTTACGTGGATATGCTAATAACGGCAAAGAGTTTTGGTTCGACGGCTCATTATGGATAAAAGCTCAACAAAAGACTGAACTAAATCAACCACCATTATTTGATGTGTTTGATAAAAATGATGTCAGCTTTGGTGACGCTTCATTATACATAGGTACTTCTTTTACAGGTTGTAAATTATTTGGATATGGTATTGGAACAGGTCTAGATGATACTGTTTTAGGATTCCCTATTAGGTATAGTTCTATAGACAACGTAGGTGACATTAGTTTTGATGTTTCATTAAATTCAGACACATTTGATTATGTCAGCGGTACTAACCCAATAACACAAAACGTAAACACTGGATATGTATTTCAATACGGTACTAGAGAATTGTTTACTCGTCAGCTTGGCTGGCAAACTTCGGTATCACCTAGTGTTCAATATCAATTGTTCTCGTTCAATTATGATCCATTAAATCCTACAACTGAATTTGTATGTGATATTTCAAAATCATCAAGCACAAGTACTAATTGGCCTACTATTGAAGTTGCAATCAACAACGTAATTGTTCCGTACAGTGAATTTACAGTGACAGTAAGCCCTAACTCTACGACAGTAGTATTGAACACATCACCTGTTACAGAAACAGTTGTTCAAATTTCCTTATTGAGTGACCAAGTAAGTCCAACGGCTTTCTATTCTATACCTACTAACTTAAATAACAACCCATTGAATGCTGATATCATTACAGCAAACGTGGGTGATATTCGTGGTCAATATCAAAGCGCATTCTATAACAATCCCAATACAACTGGCAATGTATTTGGCCCTAACAACTATCGTGATTTGGGTAATATGGTTCCGTGGGGCGACAAGATCATTCAAAACAGTGCAAGCTTAGTATTGCCCGGAGCATTCTTACGCAAGCAAGAACACAACTTGTTCAACGCATTATTATTCAATGACAGAGAATACATTAAGTTTAAAAACCAATTAGTGTACACTGTACAGAACAGCGATTATACACAAAGATATAATCCATCCGTGATGCTTGATGACTCTTTGGATCAAATTACTGCAACCAAAGATAACAGTCAGCCGTTCTTTTGGTCTGATATGCTACCCGGCAAATCAGCTTACATTACTAACACATACTCATTTGCTAATAGCTTGGATGTTTCTATCTATCCATTGTCTAGAGTCTATGACTTCACTACTGCAAATTATTATGGTGTACTTGTTTATTTGACTAGAACAACTAATGGAATCACTACCACACAACAACTAATCAAGAACCAAGATTACACTATAAGTGAAACAGCACCTTCATTAACAGTAACAACAGACTTGTTACCGGGTGACGTTGTTACTATTAAGGAATACAATCAAACATATGGTTCTTATGTTCCTAATACTCCAACTAAGTTGGGATTATATCCTGCATATATTCCTGAAGTAATCTTAGATGAAAATTATAACGAACCTACATATTTTATCAAAGGACATGATGGTTCATACAACAAACTGTACGGTGACTATGATCCTACGACAGGTATTCTTGTAGATTTCAGAGACCAAGTTCTATTAGAATTTGAATTACGTGTTTATAACAATTTGAAGATCAGTTCAGTTATTCCTATTAAAGCATATGAGGTTCTACCTGGATTCTTTAGAGACATTGACTATTCATACGCTGATTGGTTATACATTTACTCACCTAATTTCTTGAGTTGGGCAGGACAGAATAGACTTAACTATAAGACACAGTATTACAATAGCGGCAACTACTTCACTTATAACTATACTCAAAGTGGAAACTCAATAGATAATAGTCCTATCAGTCAAGGCTATTGGAGAGGGATATATCAGTATTTCTATGATACAACAACTCCTAATACTATCC